GAACCCTAACGTCACCGCAGAATGTGGTTGTGGAGAGAGTTTCACAGTATAAAGCTCAGTTATAGTCAATATAAGTAAAATAAATGAACAAAAGGGTTGACAAAGGTGTTAAGCCGTAGTATAATATGCCTATATTAAATGATAAGGACTTATATTATGAACGACTTAATTGAAAAGACTAACGAACTACTACTAACTATGCAAAATCAACTACATGATCAGTTTGAACATGCACGCGATGAGACATATACCTTTGAAGAAGGTAGGAACTACTTGAAGTTGGTCAGGTCCAGAGACGGCAAATCATCTGTAGTAGGGTTTGTAGTTAAGAAGTCTCCAAAATACACTGATAATAAGACCAAACAACCTTTTCAAATTGGAGATATGTTGATGGCAGCAGGATGGAATAAACCTGCTACTAACTTTGCTCGAGGAAATGTCTTCGATCTAAATGTTAATAATGTACGTTGGACAGGAGTATAAATTCTGCCCAGACTCCTATGGAGTTTACGAGGCAGTCGTCACCTACCGGACGAATTAAAGCGGTAGGGGGTGGTGACCTACACCCGCACGGAAATTAAGAAGTCCGTGAGAGAGTGAGGGAAGAGTCTGGGGTGAGGTTGGTAACCTGAATCCCCTCCAAATAACCGATAAAAATGGAACCACCCCGGACTCAACTTATTATGGAAACAATATGAATAGTTATATCGGATCACTTAGGTACGACCCATCCGGCCGTAAGAGAAAGTCACCCGGCCTTCAGACAAAACGCAAACTAAAACCCGAATTTCAACCATTAGTAGTAGAAGAGAATTATGCTCAACTCAGAATGGATGAATTCAACAATAAATACCCATCATTTACTGGCAGTAGTAGGTACCAGCCCGAACAAGACCAATCATGGAAACAAGAAGCTTCAAAGAATTTTACTGTTGCCCCTGCGTATAACAAAGGTGCATATCAAGTAATACCCTCGACTGATATTAAACATATTGGTAAATAATTGTTGACAAAGACGCAATACCATAGTATACTATACCCTTAATAACGGAGATAATTTATGAACGCATTCAGAGTTACTGCAACAGACCGAACTGAAATCGTAGCGGACTATATTTTTAGTTCCATGGCCGCGGCCATTGATTTTGTCAGTGGTATGGTGAATAAATACGATGAAGTGAAAATTGAAAGGATATCAGTATGAGTGAATCAATAATATACATGATCGTCTTGTTCTGCACTGTAGGTATAGGTTATTCCTCATACAAGATAGGTATTAAAGAAGGAGCTAGAAGGATGCTTGATTACTTAGAAGAACATAAAGTCATTAATATAGATGAGGAGGGTAAGGTTACGCCGAGAATTCTATAAACTCAGATTTTTTTTTATTATAAATACTTATATCAATGGAGAGTAATATGAAAAGTTTTGACCAATACTACAAGCAAACACTAGAAGAAGATTTAAACAATCTTAATTTTTCTGGTAATGAAAAGAAGTTTGCTTTAGACCTATTATCAGATATTGATGGGCAAATAGGATCAATTAATTCTACTATTGAGTATGATATCAGACCTAAGAAACAAACGGGCTCAAGACTAGCAATATCACAATTAATCGATGATAAAGACCGAGAGAAGTTTACTGCATTAGCCAATAAAATCATCGACGACCATCCCGGACTATCCAGGGGCCCAGTCCCAGGCGCCAGAAAAGAAAAAGACTACGCCATTAAATATGATGAGCTAGGTAAATATATCTATGTCAACGTAAGACCCTCAGGCAAACAAAGTTCATTTGGAGACGACCCGAACGAATTAATGACTGCTGTTCTATGCACACTTCCCTCCAATGTATTAAAGATACCTACAAATTCCGATGAAATGGATCTATTAATTGAAGTAGTACAAAGCAAGTTAAAGAACGTCAAAGGAGCCAAACAAGGACAGATTGATTCGCTTGTAGGTGACTATTCAAATATGTGTCAGGCCATTTCAGCTGCTAAATCTATTCACGATAATGGGTGGGGAGACTCGGACATAGCTTACCTGACAGGCCAAGCATGGGACAATGATGTAAAACAATTTCAAAGAACTAAGTATGGTATGCAAGATTTTAACTCTTCAGACTTCATATTGAGAAAGGGTAAATCATACTTAGGTGTGTCATTAAAGAAGAAGAAAAGAACTACCGAAGTCGATCCGACGTTAATTAACAAAGCATTCTCAACTATGTTAACATCTTCGCCTGAACTAAATAAGGTTAGAGAAGGCATTGAGAAAGATGCTGGCGAATTCTACTTGCATGTTATTAAATTAGCAGCCAGACTTAAGGTATTATCACCTGATATGATTCAGGATATGAAGAAAGATAAACCCACAAATAAGAACTGGAAGCAATACATTCAAAGAATTCCTAACCCATTAATCAATAGAGTGCTGAAAGGTAAAAGAACCCTATTTAAAATAATGGCCGAAACGATACTTAATAGTTCAGACCTTATTGCTAATCAGTTAGTACAGTTAATCTTTAAGGCTGATCTCAAAGAATTGAAGAAAGTTGATTTTGATTTTACTCTGGTTACAGGTATCGGTGAATACGGCCCTAAGAAAGGTGTAGTAGTAGAGAAGGGAGAATATAAGAATATTGATTCGGTTACATCTCAATTGGATTCTCTGTTCTCTGAGGGAAAACCAAAATTAGTATTTACGCCGGGTGTTAAACAGGCGTTCGAGGTAGGAGCAACAGCGGCTAACTTAAAGTTCGATTTGATGATTGGTAATATGACTGTATGTAATATCATATTGAGATATAAAGGAACCTTTACTTCTGCACCGAATTTCAATGCTGTAATGACAAATGAATTTAAAAAATTATATAAAGGATAGTAAATGAAATCATTATCAGGTCACATCGCAGAAGCCGCAGGCAAAAATACACACATGACTCACATTGAAGATTTAATTCTTGATGGTGGTGTCAAGGGTGCCCGTCAAGCTATCAATGCTCTAAGAAGTCTAAGAGATATGTTAAGTGGTAACTCTAAGAAATCTGTTGATATAACAGTTAAGTGGGACGGCGCTCCTGCAGTATTTGCAGGTGAAGACCCAAGAGATGGTTCATTCTTTGTTGCTAAGAAAGGTATCTTTAATGCCAACCCAAAGATTTATAAGTCACATGAAGATATTAAAGCCGATACTTCTGGTGACCTTACTAAGAAATTAATACTAGCATTTGATGAACTGCAGAAGTTAGGCATCAAGGGAGTCATTCAAGGCGACTTCATGTTCGACAATTCAGACCTAAAGAAGGAAACAATTGATGGAGTATCTTATACGGTTTTTCATCCTAACACCATTGCTTATACTGTCCCTGCTGACTCTGCACTTGCTAAAGAAATTAGATCGGCTAAGATAGGTATAGTATGGCACACAATATATACTGGTGCTACATTTGAAACTATGCAAGCTGAGTTTGGTAGAGAGATAGTACCCAAGTTAAAGAAGTCCAAGAGTGTTTGGATGGTAGATGCAACTTTACCCGACCTGTCAGGTACTGCAACTCTTACGGCAAAGGAAACCGAGGCCGTGACAATGAACCTATCTAATGCTGGTAAGTTATTTAAACAAATTGCTTCATCTACCCTTAAAGAACTTGAGAGTAATAAAGAATTAAATATGCTCATTAATGTTTATAATAATAGAAAGGTAAGAGAAGGTCAAAGAATCACTGACACCAAGGCTCATGCCACAGGTCTAGTAATGTTTGTAAATGACCGATATGCTAAAGAGATAGATAAAAGAAGTTCAGAGAAAGGTAAACAGACCCAAGTAACTAAACGAGATGAGTTATTGAAGTTTTTCTCTAAGGGTAACATAAAAAATCTACAAAAAGTGTTTGAAATGCAGAATTTTGTGGTGGATAGTAAATTAATTATTATAAATAAACTAAACAGACTAAGTACTATTGGTACGTTTGTTAAAACAAAATCCGGATTTAAAGTAACCAACCCTGAGGGTTTTGTTGCTATTGATCGAATGGAAGGTGGCGCTGTTAAACTTGTAGACAGGATGGAATTTTCTGCAAACAACTTTAGCAAAGATATTATAAAAGGTTGGGACAATCCTAACTGATTAATGGGATAACCGAGGATAAGATGAAATCATTTAAAGAGTTTACCGACGCTAATGAAGCGCTGACCCTTTCGCAGAGACAAAAGCGCAAGGCCGCGTTCAGAAAGAATAAAGCCAAAATTATGATCGCTCGTAAGAAAGCGGCAAAGAAGCTGGCATCACCTGAACAACTTAAAGACCGCGCAGTAAAACAAGCACGTAACCTCATCGTTAAAAAAATCCTAAAGAATAAGACCAAAGACGATTTATCAATGTCTGCCCGTGGTGAACTTGAGAAGAAAGTTGATAAGAAAAAAGCTGCGATTAAGAAGATAGCTAAGAAGTTACTTCCTATGGTAAAGAAGGCAGATAGAGCAAAGATAAAGAATAAAAATAATACCCCAGGCCAATAATATTATGCAATTTAAAAGTTTTAGTACTTATCTAAAAGAAGAAAAGGGAGAGATTACATTTGCATTCGGCAGATTTAATCCACCTACTGTAGGCCATGAAAAGCTATTCGACAAACTAAAGAGTGTGTCTAGTGGTTCATATAGGGTTTACGGTTCTAAGTCACAAGACCCTAAGAAGAATCCCCTAAACTTTAAGCAGAAAGTTAAGTTCCTGCGCAAGATGTTTCCTAAACATGCACGTAGTATTATGGCTGACGGTGATGTAAGACACGTTATGGACATTGCTACTAAGTTATATGACCAAGGTTTCACTGCTGTAAATATGGTTGCAGGTTCGGATAGAGTGAAAGAATTTGAAGTACTGTTAAACAAATATAACGGCGTTAAAGCAAAACATGGGTTCTATGAATTCAAAGATGGTGTAAAGATTATATCAGCCGGAGAAAGAGATCCAGATGCAGAAGGAGTAACAGGTATGTCCGCTTCTAAAATGAGAGCAGCGGCAGCAGAAGGTGATGCAGTATCATTCGCCAAAGGTGTTCCAAGTGGATATGATTCTAAAGACCTATTCAATACAGTAAGAAAAGAAATGGGTATCAAAGAATCTCCTAAGTTTAGAGAACACGTAGAACTCCCCAAAGTATCTAACACCCGCGAAGAGTATGTAGAAGGTAACCTATTCTCTGTTGGTGACGAAGTTGTATTAAAAGAAACTAATGATATTGGTGTTATCGCATCATGTGGTACTAACTATCTAGTTGTTGAATTCGGCCAATGGAAGAAAAGAGTGTGGCTTGATCAAGTTGAGCTAGTTGAGAAGTGTGGTGCTGGAGAAGATGGCACCGATGAATTGATCAACACTTATAAGAAGGGTACTCCAGGCCAAAGTGAAGGTAAAGAAGAGAAGAAAAGAAATTCACAATATCACAAGGGCATTAAGAAGGCCACGTCGGATAAGAGACAAGCACATTTTAATAAAGGCGCTAAGATGGATGATGATAATCCAGCTGGCTATAAACCTGCCCCTGGCGATGCAACGGCCAAAACGAAACCATCTACTCACACTAAGAAATATAAGCAAATGTTCGGTGAATCTTTACTGACATTTGAAGATTTTAATGTAGATGAAGCTGCGTCGGATAAAGCATTAGCTAAGAAAGCAGATAAATCTGGTATGCCTTTGGGTATATTAAAGAAAGTTTATAATCGTGGTGTAGCTGCATGGCGCACCGGACACAGACCAGGCACTACACCACAACAGTGGGGCCTAGCAAGAGTTAATTCATTTGTAACTAAGTCCCCTGGGACTTGGGGTAAAGCAGACAAAGATCTGGCCGCTAAAGTAAAGGGATAAGAAATGAAATTTAAAGAATTACGAGAAAGTTATAAAGATAAGATGGCTACCCAATCAAGTGAAAATGGGATCAGCCCGGAGACTCATGTCGAATTGACAAAAGAGTCTGTAGAAGTTGTTGACGAAGCCTTTAAACGAATTCCGGGCAATATGATCAATGGTGAACTACCTAGAGCAGTTAAGGGCCTTGAATCCATATTGAAAGGTCTGAAAGCAGGTGATGATTTTGACGATAAGGCTTTCAACAAAATTTTGGCATCACTAGGCGATGTTAAAAGGTCAGCTAAAAGTTTTAAAAGCGAAGATGATGTTTCAACACAATATCAGTATACTAAGAAAGAGTCTGTAGAAGTTGTTGACGAAGCGGCGGGCAAATATTCAAAATCTGGTGATAATCTAATGTATAAATGGGGTGATGTTAATAAAGCACTAATGAATGCTGGTTTAAACCCTAGAGCAATATTAAATGTTCTTACCGGTCTTTCTAAAAAGGAAGTCAAATAGTATATGAAATCCTTTAAAGAACAGCAGGGTATCGAAGAAGCTCCATTAGTAATGTCTGATGGTGAGATACTTGATAGTGTTTGGAAGAGAGTAAAGCCTGAACTAGAAAAGCTGATGATTAAAGGAAACTTAGAGCAGGTTAATAACATTGCTCGTATAGGGAAATTTAAAGTCACTAAAGATAAACAGTCGAAAGGCAAATCATTCAGGTATGACCTAAAGCGATGAAAACATTTAAAGAACATTTTGACCTAATGGAAGGTGTTAATGATCCTTCGATATTTAAAGCAGTATTCCTTGCAGGCGGCCCAGGTTCTGGTAAGTCATTTGTAGTTGGTAAAACTGCTCTGAAGGCACTAGGGTTTAGATTAATCAACTCAGATGATGCTTTTGAAAGGGGTTTAAAGAAGGCAGGACTTACTACTGAACCAGACGATATTGCATCAGCTCAAGGTCAGGCAGTAAGAGCTAGTGCTAAGGCACTAACAGGTAAGATACTTAATAGGTCTTTAGAAGGTAGACTCGGTTTAGTAATAGACGGGACGGGCAAAGACTACACAAAGATTAAGAAACAGGTTGACATGCTGCGAGATTTAGGTTATTCTGTACATATGATATTCGTAAATACAGATTTAGAAACCGCGCAAAGTAGAAACAATAATCGAGACCGTTCTCTACCCGATGATATGGTAGCCAAGATGTGGAAAGGAGTTCAAACTAATATTGGTAAATTCCAAGCATTGTTTAGGAGCAGAATGATTATTGTTGATAACTCGGAAGGTTCTAATATTGAAAATGCTACTATGGCTGCATATAAAAGAATAAAAAGCTGGTCTGCTAAAGCGCCAGAAAATGGTATAGCAGTAAAATGGATTAAGGGGCAGAAGAAATGAAGACCGATGATAAGATAGTAAAAGATTTTAATGCCAAGTGGAAGTATAGAAAGGATCAAGATCAGTACGGCATGGCCGATGCTTGGAAGATTATATACTCTGAAGATGCCAAGGGTAAGTATGTAGGTGACTGTGAAGATTATGCTCTATCAATTCTTTTTAGACTTTGTCGTAGAAGTCATCTAAAAATGTGGTGGTTATTACTAACACATCAAGCTGGTATCTGTTGTGTCGGCCCTAGCAAGACTAAAGTAACCCATGCAGTATTAAGATACAAAGGCCAATGGGTAGATAATTGGACTAGAAAACTAGGACCTAAATCCGAAATCGAAAAGAATCATACATTCCATTTCTTCTATGGGTTTGGATGGGCACATTTTACAGCAATTAAAATGCTAATAAGCAAAGTAGTGAGGACTATAAAGGTATGAAAAAATTTAACGAAGTTAGAGAAGGCTTAGGTAATAGTAATCCAAGTCATAACGAAAAGCCTAAAATGGACAAAGATGGAACAGTTCATAATATTCCAGGCAAGAAGGGTGGATTATCCGCGTATAGTGTTAAGCCTAGAATAGATGGTGGTACTATCGCCTTTGGTACAGTTGACCAAGAAGGTAATATTAAAGTTATGTCTGTCAAAGAATTAGCGAAAGCATTAAAGTAATGCATTCATTCTTGGAACATATTGATGAAAGATTCGGAATCTATGAGGGACACCACGTTCCCTTAGAACAGCCGATGATTGAAGCTACTAAGGATAAAGATGTCGAATTAAACTCTCCTAAGAGAGGTGGTAAGAAGAAGTACTATGTGTATGTTAAGAACGATAAAGGTAATGTTATAAAGATTCAGTTTGGAGACACAACTGGACTTACTGCTAAGATTAATGATAAGGGAGCGGCAAAGAGTTTTGCAGCTAGACATCAATGCGATACGAAGAACGATAAGACTAAGGCCGGGTATTGGGCATGTCGTCTTCCGAAATACGCAAAAGAATTAGGACTAACAGGTGGTGGATCATACTTTTGGTAAACCCTATTGGGAAGATTCAGATATAAGAGAATTCGATCCCGATGTAAAGGATACGGAATACGTATGGCATCGCGATGCTGAAGATAGGGAAGTAGAAATTATATGTGGCGAAGGCTGGCAATTTCAATTAGCTAATTGTCTCCCTTGGTTATTAACCGCGGGTATGGTATTTGACATTGAAAAATTTGAATATCATAGATTAATAAGGGGTGTCACCCCACTAAAATGTAGGATTTATAAGCATGTCAACAGCAAAGGAACAGAGATCGGAACAGGCCGGAAGGCTTGATAGAATAGAATCTAAATTGGATTCTATGTCCGAGGCTATAATTTCTCTTGCTAGAGCAGAAGAAAAAATATATACACTCATGGATATACAAAAACAACAAGGAGCTCAGATTTTAGCAGTTATAAATAGAATAGAGAGACTCGATGATATGGTTAGAGCCAATGCGCAAACTGTATCAGTAATTAATAAAATATTCTGGATAGTACTTACAGCAGCTGCTGCATCTATCGCAGGAATGCTTTTCATATAATAGGAGATTTGAAATGAAAATCAATGATAAAGAAACCCTAAGCATTGCTGCAGCAGTCAGTGATGTACTAGAGGGTAAAGTAAAGAAAGAAGAAGCCGACTACCCACATGATATGTGGAGTCCTGAAGGTGAGAAAGAAGTAGCCAAAGATGAAGCAGAGCATAAAGCCCTTGCTGATAAAGGTTATACTCACGATAAGCCAGAAGTAGAAGAGGTTGCAGAACCTGTTGCTAAGGGTGAAAAAGATTTTAAAGCCAAACATAAAGTTAAGAAGTCTGGCGAGAAAGAAGATGGTACTGTTGTTAAAGAAAAGAAAGCTAACGAAGTACTTGGTTTTGATAAAGACAATACACACGATGGTGATGCCGAAGACGAAAAGAAAGATGTAAAGAAAGAAGGTAACAAGTTTACCATGGCTTTGAATGCAGCTCGTAAGAACGGCGATGATGAATTTGTTGTATCCGGTAAGAAGTATAAAGTCGAAGACTATGATGAAGATGATAAGGAAGAAGTTGAAGAAGTTAGTGACTTTAAAAAACGTGAAATAGAAAACGAACTGAGACGCGAAAAGCCTAAGAAAGGTTCTAAGAAACCTAGACCTAACAAAGCAAAATCAATGGGTGCCCGTAGAACATTCGGCGGCCCTTCAGAAGAAGTAGAAGAAGCAAAACAAGCTATAGTGTGGAAAGTTAAACCACCAAAGGGCCAGAAGAATATTCATCCCGATTCGTCATGGCCTGGAATGAAGCCAGGCGATATCCAAAAGATGAATGAGTCTGCCGAACTTGACGAAGCAGTTGATACCGCCCTTGTCAAGAAAGCAGTAGAACTTGCACTTAAAATGGGAGGTAATATGTCTGGTGCTACTAAGAAAATTGAAAAGATGATGAAAGGTCTATCTAAAGATAAAGAAGTTGTAGCTGCATTACAACTTGCCAATGAAGAAGTAAGTGAATCAGTATTGGATGAAGCCAAGCAAATGAATGCTCAAGAAGATAAGAAAGCTAAGTATAAAGCATTCTTTGATAAGGCACTAAAGAAGTTTGGTGTTGACTCTCCTGCAGAACTTAAAGGCGATAAGAAGAAAGAGTTTTTTGATTATGTTGATGCAAACTATGAAGCAGAAAACGAGACTGACTAATTACTAACCGTTTGGGTTATATATAACATATGATGAAAATATTTGATACTTTAAATAGAAGAAACTTTGAGCTCTATGCTGCTCAAAACTATAATAACCCAGAGTGTTTAGACATAGAGGAATTTAAGGAGGACTTGGCAAGATTTAAATATCTAAAGAGACTCCTTAGACGCTATGAAATTGCAGACGACTTGCAGATCAGACTTATATTAAATCACATAATTGTACTTTACAATGTGTTTGGCATAGAATCAGCTAATAGAATGGTTTGGTATAAGATAGAGTCCGAACACTGGACTTATATCAAACCGTTTCTGGTATTTTTAAATTACTTACCAGTAGACGAAAAGGTAGAGATACCATTGGATCCACTTATTGTGGACTTACTAAGGAAACTTTAATGGGTATAGTATCACGTACAGCAGACTTATTTTACGCATTTAGGTTTCTAAAGCTATTGGTTACGCCGTGGAACAAGACTGGTGCATTCGAGCAGGGTATCATTGACGAGAATGGTACGAACCTTAAGAAGGCAAAGGAACTAACTACGCCGGAAGAGAAAGAAGTTTATACAGTATTCCATAGATTAGTATTTAATCTAAAGAGATTACTTAATAAAGTGCCTTTCGGCAAATCAAGACTGGCTTCGTATGCTGCAGCCTTGTTTCTAATTAAAGAGAATACTGATCTAACCGAAGATGAGATCCGAAAGGTATTAGAGGAAATTTTAGGAGACTTGGACGAGTCACTCAGCGAGAGTGTGTTCTATATTAAGGATGAAGTCATTAATCCAGGTAGATATAAATTAACTTCTGAAATGGCAAGTACTACTACCGGTGAGATTATTGCAAGATCCGGAGATGAAGTGCTGGTGACTCATCACAGTCTACCCTATGGTAGAATTTTTGAGACTCCTATATACAAAGTAACTCATTTAGCAACCAAGCAGAAGTTATACGTCAGTAGCGGAGACATAAAGAGATGAAAAAATTTAAAGATATGTGGGAAGATTCTGCAGCCAATTCAGTAGGTGCTGGTGGTGTTGATATGCCCGCGGATGTTCAACAAGATAAGAAGAAAAAGAAGCCAGTTTACGACGGCCGTACTAGAGCAGGTAGGGAGTTTGTAGAGAAGATGCTAGCTAGACGAAAGGCCAAACAAGCTGCACAAGAACTTACTGCTCAGAAGTCAAACATGGCATCAGTCGCAATGAAAGAAGACCTTAAAGAAAAGGCCGATCAGGATACAGTTGATCTGATATTAGCCAATCCTAAAATGAAAGCTAAAACACTTAAAGGTTTAAGTCCTAAAGCTCGTAAAGAAGTAGAGGATGCGCTTAAGAAAGCTAATACTGCTAGACGTAAAGAGTATAACGCATATCAGAAGTCAAAGAGATAATATAATATAGGATAAATTATGTCAAAAATATTGATTGGTATTATTATTGCTATGGGTTTGTCAGGTATGGTATACTATCAATTCTCTGTTCTGCCTATGCAGGTTAAACTAGAAGAACAGGCCAAAGTTATTCTAGCACAAGACCTTAGAGATCAAGAACAAAAGGCCGCGATAGAGGCCATTCAGAATAACTTAATAAAGACTGGGGAATCCCTCAGAGGTCTTCAAGTACAAAATCAACAATATGAAACTCAGATGTCAGAGTATATGGATATATTCCGTAGACACAACATCGCTAAGTTAGCTAGTGCCAAACCCGGCCGCGTAGAAATCCGAATTAATAAAGCAACCAAGGAGATATTCGATGCAATTGAAGATGATAGCAGTCGTATTAGTGCTCTTAACGATTAGTGGTTGTAGTTTATTTACCCCTCCGCCTAGGGAAGTAAAAATTATAACTAAACCTATAAGAATAGACATAGTACAACCTGTACTGCCTAGAGCTATAGACTTAAAAGAACCAAGGTGGTATGTAGTATCTGACGCTAAAGTAATTGAGAATTGCTTAAAAAATGAAGAAGGTAAATCTGATTGCAAACTGGGCAGAGAAGATTTGTATCCCGAAGGATACACTCATTTAGATAAATTTATAGATAGTATTAAAAAGAGACACGGCGGCGATGTGGTTTTCGTTGCTATGAGTATAGCGGATTATGAGATGATGTCTTATAACACTCAGGAAATTAGAAGATATATTAATCAGTTAGGTGAAGTGATTGTTTATTATAGGAATGTGACACTAAATGATGAAGGAGCTACAGAAGTGGAAATTAAATAGGGGAAATAGAATGGCAAAGCCGGAAATGACATTGTGGGAAAGAGCAGAGATTGCTGCTAAACTTTCGGCCATAGCATATATGAATGAGACACCTGCTACAAATGCAGCAAAGAAACTTGGGTTTACGCAAGTAAAGCTGATAAGCAATGATGGTGCTGAAGTATTAGTGTGTAGAGATAAAGACTCTCTTTGGTTTGCATTTAGGGGAACAGAACCTTCTAAACTTAACGATGTAGTGGCAGATCTTAAATTAGTAAAGAATACTGCAGTTGCCGGTGGTAAAGTACATGGTGGTTTCCAACAGGAAGTTGATGATGTATGGGTGGAATTAGTGAAGGAGTTAGAACATAACGACAAACTAAAGGTACGAAAAGATGTATATATTACCGGACATTCTTTGGGTGCTGCTATGGCTACTATTAGTGCGACACGTTATGAACCTGCAGCGCTCTTCACCTTTGGGTCACCAAGAGTTGGTGGGAAACACTTCATTAAAAATATCAAATGTCCCCACTATAGATTTATGAATAACAATGACATTGTGTGTCGAATCCCACCAGCGTGGTTAGGTTTCAGACATCACGGTGAAATGATTTACTTTAATCGGTTCGGCGATAAACAACTTAAACCAACGTGGACTGACTTCTTTTATGGAATTGGTCAATCGTGGAAGAGGTTTAAATTCTTCGATGGAGTAGTAGACCATGGAATGCCTAACTATGTTAAGGCTGTTAAGAAACTGGCCAAGGTGCAGTAATGTATTTCCTACTCATACTCTCATTAAAATCTATCTTAGGATCTGTAATAGGATCTTCATTCTACAATTGGTTCCAAGGTACTACAGGTGGTATCTGGTTCCAAAAACAAGTAGATAAATTCATGCAGCACGTTGCTGTAAAATACAATTTAGAACTGGCAAAGAAAGATGCCAAGTTCAGAAAACAATTTCCTTTGATTGCACAACGACTAGATGCGTTGGAAGAACGGGCCTTGCGCAATAAGATCGCCCTAGAGGGAATTTGTCCCGTAATCCTCGACCGGCTAGATAGTATGGTCGGCCGGATAGATAGTATGGAAGAGGATCTTACTACCCTAGGGGGGAGTAAACCTCAAAGAAGTGACTAAGTATTTAGAGAAAAATAAATAAAATACTTGTTTACATTCCCCATGGAATGTGATATAATATATACTATTAAACAGAAAGAACAATAAACGGGACAAACATGATGGATATCAATGTCACTAAACGTGATGGCTCTAAGCAGGAGTTTGATTTAGAGAAAGTACATAAAGTGTTAGAGTGGGCTACTGTAGATATAGCGGGGGTTTCCATCTCGGAGATAGAACTCAAATCTAATATACAATTATTTGATAAGATACCAGCTTACGATATACACGAGCTACTTATTAAATCTGCTGCAGAACTTATATCAGAACACACACCAAATTATCAATTCGTAGCAGCACGGTTAATTAACTATAAACTCCGTAAGGAAGTCTATGGTAAATATGAGCCATGGCCGTTACATCAATTGGTTGTAGAGAATATTAGTCGTGATGTATATGATGCTGAAATTTTAGTAAACTATACTAAAGAAGAAATTGATGAGCTAGACAAGTACATTAAACATGAACGTGATGATACCTTTACATATGCGGGTATGGAACAGTTTAGAGGTAAGTACTTAGTCCAAGACCGTAAGAACAAACTCCATTATGAAACCCCACAGATGCTATACATGCTAGTATCTGCCACGTTGTTTATGAACTACCCTAAAGAAACCAGATTAAAATATGTCAAGGATTATTATGATTCAATATCTCAGTTCTATATCTCGCTCCCTACGCCGATCATGGCTGGTGTACGGACGCCGACCCGTCAGTTTTCGAGCTGTGTGCTTATTGAATCTGGTGACAGTCTTGATTCTATTAACGCTACTGCCACTTCAATAGTAAAGTATATCAGTAAGAAGGCTGGTATCGGTATTGGTGCTGGTTCTATTAGAGCAGAGGGAGCCAAAGTTGGTGATGGTTCTGTCATTCATACGGGTCTGCTTCCATTCTTAAAATACTTTCAAGCGGCCGTTAAGTCATGTTCACAGGGTGGTGTTCGTGGTGGTGCAGCTACTGTATATCTACCCGTCTGGCATTATGAATTCGAGGACTTGGTTGTACTAAAGAACAATAAGGGTATTGAAGAAACCAGAGTACGCCACATGGACTATGCATTTCAATTCAATAAACTAATGTACGAGCGCTTACTTACTAATGGAAATATCACATTCTTTGATCCACATGATGTCCCTGGTTTATATGAGGCGTTCTTTGCCGACCAAGATAAGTTTAAAGAACTATACGAGCGATATGAGAAAGTCCGTTCTATTAGAAAGAAAACATTACCTGCTGTAGAAGTGTTCTCTTCGTTCTTAACTGAAAGAAAAGACACTGGTCGTATCTACCTAATGAACGTAGACCATGCTAATGAACACGGTTCGTTCAAACCAGATCTTGCTCCAATTAGAATGAGTAATCTATGTTGTGAGATTGATTTACCTACATCGCCGTTAAACGACTACAATGATGATGAAGGTGAAATCTCTCTGTGTACTCTATCGGCAATCAACTGGGGTTTAATTAATGACCCTAAAGACTTTGAGAAGTACTGTGATCTTGCTGTCCGTTCATTAGATGAATTACTAGACTATCAAGACTACCCTATTAAGGCAGCAGAGAAAGGAACCATGTCTCGGCGGCCTTTAGGTATCGGCATCATCAACCTTGCATATTTCCTAGCCAAACGTGGTATGAAATATGATGAGTCTGCATTTGAGGTAGTAGATGAGTATGCAGAAGCATGGTCTTACTATCTTATTAAAGCCTCTGCTACATTAGCTGAAGAAAAAGGTACTATTTCTAAAAATAATGAGACAAAATATGGCTCTGGGGTTCTTCCAATAGATACATATAAGAGTGCAGTAGATAATTTAATAGAGCATAATGAAAGATTAGACTGGGGCTTGCTTCGAACTCAACTTAAAGCAACAGGTATCCGTAATTCGACTCTCATGGCATTAATGCCAGCCGAAACATCTGCACAAATATCTAATAGTACGAATGGTATTGAACCACCTCGTGCCTTGGTTAGTTACAAACAGAGTAAGGACGGAGTGATGGCTCAGGTTGTTCCTGGGTATCGTCATCTAAAGAATAAGTATGACCTTCTATGGGATCAAAAGTCTCCCGATGGTTACTTAAAGATATGTGCTATACTACAGAAGTATATTGACCAAGGTATATCTGTCAACACGTCTTACAACCCAGAACACTTTGAAGACAATAAAATCCCTATGTCAGAGATGATTAAGGATACAGTTACTGCATACAAGTATGGGTTAAAACAACTGTATTACTTTAATACCTTTGACGGTTCGGGCGAAATAACCGACGAGGCAACCCACCACAGTTATGAAGGCGAAGCCGTAACATATGAAGATGATGATTGCGATAGTTGCAAAATATAATATAAAGGATTTATAAATGGCAGTATTGAAAAAGAATAAGAAATCCCATCTGGAAAAGAATATGTTTTTAGATGAAGGAGTAGACATTCAAAGATATGATGAACTGAAGTACCCACAACTAGATAAGATTGCAGATAAACAACTTGGATTCTTTTGGAGACCCGAAGAGGTAGACATTTCAAAAGACAAGAAGGACTTCGACTCTCTTACAGAACACGAGAAACACATCTTCACGTCCAATCTTAAACGACAGATTGTATTGGATAGTGTGCAAGGCAGGGCTCCTAATCTAGCATTCTTACCTATTGCTTCATTACCCGAGGTAGAGAACTGGATAGAAACTTGGTCATTCTTTGAGACTATCCACTCTAAAAGCTATACACATATTATACGTAATATCTACCCCTCTCCTGGTGTAGTGTTCGATAGTATACTAGACGTTAAAGAAATCAATTCATGTGCTGAGTCTATCGGTAGATACTATGACGATTTGATAACATCTAATGTAGCCACTACAAATAAGATGGATCACAAACGTGCTATCTGGATGGCAATGATGAGTGCTAACGCCTTGGAAGGTGTAAGGTTCTACGTGTCATTTGCATGTAGTTGGGCCTTTGCTGAGTTAAAGAAAATGGAAGGCAATGCTAAGATCATTAAGTTTATTGCCCGAGACGAGAATACTCACTTAGCTGCTACGACTACCATGTTAAAACTTCTAATGAAAGAAGATAAAGACTTTGCTAAGATTGCAAAAGAAATGGAAGATGCGTCTATTGAACTATATGTTGATGTAATAGAACAAGAGAAAGCATGGGCAAAGTATCTATTTAAAGACGGTTCTATGATCGGACTGAACGCGAGATTGCTGTCAGACTATATAGAATGGATAGGATGTAAAAGAATGCGATCAATAGGGTTACCTTGTCCATATACTGTAGCTCAGATGAACCCATTACCATGGACAGAGAAATGGATCGCCGGTGGTAATGTACAGGTTGCTCCACAGGAAACAGAGATCACATCTTATGTTACTGGTGGAGTAAAACAAGACGTGACAATTGAAACTATGGCAGGATTGAGTTTATGAATATAGAAATATACGGTAAAGATGAGTGTTCACAGTGTGACTTTGCACTTAAAAAAGCACAACTAATGATTCAAGAGGACTCTAATAAATTAACATATAAGAAATTAGGAGTGGATTTTAACAGAGAAGAGTTGTTGGAACAGTTTCCTAGAGCTAGAACTTTTCCACAAATTAAAATTGATGGGGTATCTATAGGTGGTTGGTCTGAGTTTAAAGAAATATGAGGTTGACATATGCTGCACGAAATTGATTGCCAATTCTGTTATAAATTAACTTCTATAGATATAGAAGACCAATGGGATACAGACGACAGATTCTGTCCCAACTGTGGAATGCAAGTAGAGATAGATCCAACTCCATGGTATAACGATGAGGCGCAAAAACTAGACTATGACAAAGACCAATACGAGGAATAATCCACCATGGCTCTATCAAGAAATAGAATGGCAACCACCAGAAGAATTCAGTCACGAAGACGTGTATGGCTTTGTTTATCTAATAACGAACCTGAGCTCTCAAAGGAAATACGTGGGAAAGAAATTCTTTTGGAGTCAGAAGACTCTACCCATAACAAAGACTCGAAAACGGCGAAAGAAGCTTAAAGTAGAATCTGACTGGAGAACATATTGGGGGTCTAATAAACACCTAGTAGCTGAGATAGAAGAATATGGCAC